TACTTCCATCATAGCCTTTGATCCCCCCTTTTCTGTAGTCTTTACAGATTGACTATCTACTATACAGGCACTCGGCTGCTCATTCCTTCCTATTTTTCTTCTACTATATTTTGTAATTTCATAATTCATTTTCTCAAAAATTCCCTGCTTCTTCCATTGCCTGAACTGCTCATACACAGTCTTCCATAGCGGAAAATCATTTGGTAAATACCGCCATTGACACCCTGTACGCAATACATAGAAAATTGCTTCTAATATTTCTCTTTTGCTATACTTTGGCGGCCTTCCTCCTTTCTTGTATGATACTCTGAAGTGTTTTTCTATTCTTGCCCATTCCCTTTCGCTTAGATCTGTTGGATACTTTTTTCTCATCTTTACCCCGTACTAAAATTTCAGATATTATAGCCTTTTACTTGTTTCCGGACAACCTCTTACTACCACTCATACAAACATGTGCCGGTATTCCACTACAATAATCCCCTATACAAACCACAGCTTTAGCCATACTTAATTAAGGTCGATTCTCTTTGCTTTGAGTTTTATGCCTCTCTTGGTAATCTTCACACTTGATTCTCCAACTCTAAAAGTAATCTTATCAACTACAGATACTTCCAAATGATGGTTTTTCTTGTCATATGATATTTTTGTTCCGTCTTCAAATAAAAAACAATCTACCTCTTTTTTGCTTTCCGGAGCAGGGTATTTTTGTTGCCATATTCCAGCCAAAATAACTCCTAACGATAGTTCACCTAATGGCGAAAATATTACTACTTGCTCATCAATATTCGGCGCAAACCAACTTCTATCTTCTCCTGCTCTTGCCGTTATCCACGGAAGCCAATCGGTTATAAATTCCCCTACCTTTACCCTTACTCTTGCCTTTTCATAATCTACTTCTTTAATAAGCCCAATACGGATAATATTCGCTAACTTCCTATTTAGCTCTGCAATCGCAAAATTATGGTCTAACATGTGCTTTACCTATTTCGATAACATGTGGCGTAACTCCGCCTGAAAATATTGACTTGCCTACATGGATTTCATGCACCCATTCAACCATCCACACTAGATATGCATCTAATTCTGGCCTAAAATCATCCCCTCCTGCTGATATAAATTCACCTGCTGAAACATTTTCCACGTCCCAAGTATTCTTATTCACTACCCTTGTAATTTCCGCTGCCAGTGACCTTACAACCACCGAGGAATCCTCGACTGTTCCATCAACTATCACTTCTAACAAACTCCCTATATTAGTTCATGTTTTTTTGTTAAAACATAACCAAGTTCACTGGCCTTTTTGCTTAAATTTTTCAATACTCTCTCCTTATATAGTTTCTCATAGTAGTCAATCCCTTTCTCAACATACTCTTGTCCATGCTTTAGCATACTGTAAAAGATACATGCTAATTTCCTTGCCGTAGCAGTAATCGCTTTTGGTGCACCTAGTCGTTTCTTTAATCTTCTACAATATGCACCTATTCCGCTGTTGCTTCTTGATACACAGTGAGCAGCCATTCGAAATGCATTCGCAGCACGATTAATGACTCTACACGTTCTTGTGCTAAACACTTTTTCTCCTGTAATTTTATTAGCAGGACTGAGTCCCAACCACGACGAAAAGTGCTTTTCTGTTGGCCATTTATTGTGATTTATACCAGTTTCTGAAATTATGGTTTGTATGCTTAATGCATCAAGCCCTGGAACTTTAGTGAAATCCATACCTGTTACTCTATGCAATTCCTCATGTATAGAAAAGTTTGGCCTGTTTTTTGTAGACCTATTCTTTATTTTACTACATTGCTTATTTCCACAGAATTTTGTTTCAAATGTTTTATAGTAATTCTCTATATTTTCATCACACTCTGCTATTTTTTCCTGGTAAATATTATATAGCTCAAGTTCTTGTTTTAATACAAACAAATGTTCTTCTCTATAGTCTCCTGTTAATGCTTTTGCTATAGTAGCTTTATCATTCTTTATATTCGAGCTTCTGAATTCAGCCAATTTCTCAGGATTTCTTTCGCCTTCAATTATAGCCTCAATGATTTTCATACCAGTCACTCCAGTAATATTGCTAATAACCTTGTGTAATTGAATATTCATTTGAATTAATGCCTTCTGCATACGCAGAACATGCGTGGATGCACTCTCAGTAAGTTTTTTACGTTGCCGCACATAACTACGCAATACACACATCTGATTATCTGGTCTAAATGATCCACGAAGCAATCCGTAGCTATGCAATTGTTGAAGCCATTGGCAATCTTGAACGTCAGACTTCCTGCCAGGTACATTCTTTACATGTCGTGCATTTACCAACTTGACCTCGAATTCATATGATTCAAGTATTTGAAATAAAGAAATCCAGTACACTCCTGTTGATTCCATTGCCACAGTTGTAACTTTGCACTTCTTCAACCAGCGTGCCAAATTATGAAGGTCTGCAGTAAAGCAGCCAAATTTCTGAACACGTTGTTTATCTCTTCCCTCAGGTACGCATACATAGTGTACGGCTGAACCAATGTCTATTCCTGATGCATTCGGATTCACTATTTCTAATTTACTTTTTGCTTTTGTCATGTCAAATTCCTCCTATATAACTTATAATGGAGAAGCGCTTCAGCTTGGGGACGGTTAGATTATACAATCTTCTAAGCGAGGTAGTCTAAAAGACTCCATCAATAGTTTAACCGTTTCCTCCAAAACCATGCTTGCCTGCGGGCACTTATGGCACCATTGGATAGTCCGGTTATAACTGCAAAAGCGCTTCCACAAAATTATACTCAAAGACTGTTAAAAGCATAAGTAATGGAGTTTCTTCATCGTTTAACAGATTTTATCTGTTCGTTGCTTGCCTCAAATCTTGCTCTTAGTGCTAATTCCTCTGTTCCCGGATCTTTCCCTGGTTCTAAACTTGCAAGCTCTACAAACACTGCTGGCGCTATTATTTCTCGACGTACCGCTCTATACACTTCACATGTCTGTATTGCTGGTATCTCTTCCCTGAGCTTATTACAGATTGCCTGATGTAAATTTCCCCAGAACATTATTTCATATAACTCATTTGCTGATCAAAATACTTCTCAAATACTCTTTCTACTTCATTATCAACTAACTCTTTCATTGTTTCCCGAGCTTGCGTGTTTATTTTAATTTCATCTATTGGCAAAGACGTGGTATACCTTCTTTTGAATATTCCTATATGACCATTTTTCATTGTTGCTATAAATGCTCCTTCATATGTACGGCTTCCTACTTTTGCTCCTATCTTTGTCTGTTTTATACTCCCAAGTTTTGCTACTCCTATCTACTGCGAACTGAGCTTTACTATCGACCATAAACGCTTTCTATTTGCTTTATCCACACTTAACTTTTTTCTCATTGCTTTTTTTGGTATTTGTTTTTCTTCGCTAACTTGTTTAACAGTTTGCGATCTTACCCATAGTGCTGTTTTGTTTAATGCCCTCACCGTCGCTTTTTCCACTTTCGCTTTCTCTGCATCTATGCTTTGCATAACTTTTTCGATGCTATCGGTGACTTCGATGTTAATACGCATCTACACCCCTGACGCTTGAATTTTCCACAATACTCCTCCTAAGTGGTGCTACCTATGGCACATCTCTTCCTTATTACCTGCAATATTTCATCTGCTGATATTTGGATCAATGCAGCTATACACACCTTTTTTCTCAGTTGTAAAGTAGTAATCCCCAACTCCAAGATCAGTTACAGGCGTATGATACACATCTTCTGGAATGCTGACTATCTCTTCTATCATGCCTGACTTCTCATCTAATAGAAACATGATTCCCTTATTGCTCACAATAAATAATTTTCCATCTATCACCGGTCTAGCATAATATGTGTCTTTTAGTTTATCATTTAGCTCATCATTTACCACTAAGTTAGTACTCCAAATTATCTGACCATCAGGTATTGCAACTTTCATAACTTCATTCTTTGTGTTTACTACAAAAAATTCGTTACCATTTATATCATCGGGGTACAGCCATGGCATAATCCCACCACCACTGATATTTTTTGCTTCCATGGCCTTTAACCACAAAAGATCTCCTGATCCTATATCAATCGCAACAATGGTAGAATTGTTTGTAGCTATTAATGTGTTATTCTTTACTACTGGAGTAGTTGTGATATCTGCAAGCTGAGTGTCTAAAATATTTGTAGAAGGTAACTTATAAGACCACAACTTTTTCCCATCTTTGTCAAAAGCTACTAACTCTCCATTTGAAAATGGAACTATTAGCTTATCGTGTATAACCACAGGAGATATGTAATTTATTTGATTACTACCATTAGACATATGATAGAACCAGCTTGTATTACCATTCTCTATGTTCAGCATGTATAAATAGTTATCTACAGTCAAAATTGCTATTCTATCATTAAAAATTGTAGGGTTTCCTTTCACCAAAGACTTTAACTCCTTTTTCCACATAACTGCGTCTTCATTTATTTCATATTGTGTATTATCTCTATTTATTGCATATAGCACATTATCTATTGCTAAGTAAATTTCTCTACAATATTCACTGCAAGTAGCACTCATTCTACCAATTGTTTTATGACTACCAGATAAATCTACATCCTTCCAGTACCACCCTGTGTTGTACAATACCCCATCACCACCAATAATTAGCTCATAACTTTCGTGTATAGGAATTGGTTGTATATAACCTTGAGAAAACTCTCTACTTGGATTATTCCACGGGTGACACCTATATTTATTTTTTATTTCTAAGCTAGGCTCTACCCCATCTTTTGCAATAACACAACTTGTGCTCAATAAGAAAGCAATAAAAAAAATGGCTAGTTTCATAAAACTTTTCTAGAAAGATCACTTTATATACACATTAAAGATACGATATATTGAACAATTTCACTATCGTTAGTTTTGATTTTAACACTAAAAACCATTTTACATTCTCACTGCATGTATTTTCCATACCATTCCAGAATTATCTCTAAGTGGCGGTGAGTGTACTTTGTATCTACGGTCACCAATAATAAAGATATCTCCTACTACTGGCTGCAATATATCAAAGACACTCACCTCCAAAATCAACATCTCCCCTACAAATTGTCCTTCACCAATCTCGTATAATTTATCTGGCTGTTGTTTTAATATTTGCACCATATACGACTTATCCTTTGACTCATACAACGCTTGCTCTCCTAGATGTGCAAAACAATCTGCAAATAATCTTTTAATATCTCTAAACATAATTTTTTAGTTGCTTTTTATTCTTTAGTTGATATAATGCTTCCTGTTCGGGGTATTAAAAACAATCTGTTTACCTCACCTGTTATGCAGCAAGTTTTACAAGTATACCTGGGCGGTGGCACATTGGTAGAGGGTTTGATTGGGTATGAAGGTCAGTCCCTCTATCAAATCTTCTTGGCTCTTGTTTTGCATACAATGGCTGACCAAGGGTATTCACCGTCTCATTAAAGTCCGCTGGCGCAAAGTAAGTAGTAAATGTGCTTGCTGTACCAAGTGGAAAACAGTGTCCTGTGTCTTTTTCTATAAACCTTCTCACATTTCCTTCAGGGTCGGTTGCTTGCCCTCTGTACTCCTCAAATGTTATTCCACAGAACGTAAATCCTGACCTCATGTCGTTCCTCAGCGCTGCCCCTTCTTGCCATCTCTCATATGCTTCTTTTACTTTGGCATGAGAAGTTAGTGCATCAAAAAACTCTGGGCTTACCAAGGCATGAATTCCGGTCATATATTCACCACTTAAGTTGTCCTCAACATGCCTCAATACTTCCAGACACTTACGCTTTACATCGGTGGTTGCTATTCCCAGTGCAAAATTTACTACTTTTGGCGTAATTTCAAATTCGTTGTAAAGGTTTAATAACTCACTGCCATCAGCATCCAGAATAATCCCTTTGAGCGCCCCCATTCGCAAATGTTCTAACGTTATCGCGTGCTTGTTTCTCATCAATTCTAGATGATCTGTTACCACGTTAGCCAATGCTTTCAGTTCATTCTCTGACCCAAATGCCCTTATTCCTTGCACTTCCTCAGGTAACACTACGTCATCATGGGGAATATGTGGTATCGTAAATGTTCTTATTTTTCGTTTTCCGCGTTTTCCCACTGTTGCTGGTGCTCCGGGAACTTGCGTTGGTAATAAACTCAATACTCCGTTTTGCTCTTCTATTGTAATATGTCGAAATCTTACCGATCTACTTGGAAATAAATTTAAGCTTTCTGTTCGACCATAATTTATCGGCAATATGTTTATTGCTTTAGTTAATTCCGTCATACTAAATGCTGGATTTGTAAATGGATTTTGCATGTTTTTCCCCTTTAGTGTTTTAAGTTGGTTTTGCTCTTCAGTTGAGCAGTTTTAAACTCCCTTACGAATGATGATGCCCCGTGCTTCAAGTTGCTTTATTGCTGCAGCTTTTTGCTCCTCAGTGATATTTGTTGGCCATACAACCACATGATCGGCTAGCATTGCTATACGAGTAATGATTACTGCTTTGGTGGTTTCCGTTGCATTTACATCACTTGTTATTACACCTATTGCTGTTTGCGTGCCGTCTGTAGCTGTTGGATTTAAGGACTTAATTAGACCGTCTTTAGTATCACACCCAACAACTGTACCAAGTTTTAGATTTTGCCCTTTTGCTACTGTTATTTGGTCTCTTGAATATAGATTTGATGCCTCATACTTTAATAGGTCACCTAAATTATTTCCTTCTGTTATACTTGTCATTTTTTCCCTCCTATATTTGTTACTCAAAAAAAGCTGTGTAAGTTTTTCTGAAATTTCGATGTTAAATTAAAATAAGTCTTCTAATGTGATCACATTATTGATTATATCTTTCAAGTACTGATTTTCAGTTGCTCCGTTCGCAGCAATAAGTACCCAAAATATTTGTTTCTTTGACCTAGTTTTTTCTTTATAAATTGCCTCTTTTTTTCTTAATTGTTCTATATATTCTTTTGTTATCGTATAAGGCTTATCACTGTATTTTATTTCACAAAGTGTCGTACATCCATCCTCTCGATCAAACACCAAGTCTATCTGAGCACCACTTTCTTTACTGTTTTTCCCTGAGTGATATTGCCAATCTCCACATATAAACCCCATATGCTCTATATTTAATTTTCTTCTAATCGTATTGGCATGTTTAAAACACACTGCTTCAAATGCTTGTCCTGTCCATGTTAGCCAAGCTGGTTTTTTTATTGCTAACTCCCAATAATGAACATCTCTTGTTATTGCCTTTTTCATTACTTCTCTGAATGGTTCAATCCACGTTAGATAAAATAACACATATTCGTCCATTACCCTGTAATATGCTCCTCTTGTTGCTTTATTCAGTGGTAAAAAATCTCCTATAAATCCCGCTTCTTCTAAACTCCTTAGTTTTGTGGTTAAGTACCCTCCTTCAGTGATTTTTGTTGCTTTTATCAGTTCTTTTCTGCTGATTCCTTTTGGCTTTTTTGCAATCGTGCGAATAATATTTATATATGTCTCTGGTTCTTCATACAAAGAGTGGAATAGCATATCAAATTCATCAAATAACAAACCTTCCTTCTGAAAGCAGATCTCATTAATATTTTGTGTCGCTGACAATCCTTTACTTATTTCTTTTAGGTAATGTGGTATTCCTCCCATTGCCATATAGATCTGTAATATCTGCTGATGGTTAAGATTGACTCCTAAATATCTTAAATACTTTTTAGTTTCACGTAAGTTAAAAGGCTGTAATCCTATTCTTGCAGTAATACGATTATGTAATCCTCCTTTATTATATATTAAATTTTCTAACATCCAAGAAGCTGCTGAACCACAAACAACCAATATAAGTTTTTTCCGGTATGTCCAATATACATTCCAAAAGTGTTCTAGTGCTACTAAGAATCCAGATTTTCTTGCAGCAAGCCATGGCAACTCATCAAAAAATATCACAACTTGTTTATCTCTGTATATATCAATCGAAAGAGTTAATTGATGTAACGCATCCATCCAGTTTTTAGGTACAGCCATTCTTATGCCATTGTAAAAAGCTCTAGACAATGATTCTACGAAGATCTCAAGCTGCGCCTTTAATTTACCTTTGTTAAGGCCTGTCTGCTCAAATAGGACTACATCTCGCTTGCTAAAAAATTGTTTTATTAAGTATGTTTTTCCTACACGACGTCGACCATACACTGCGATAAACTCGGCTGATTGGGAAAGAAGCTTATTTTCTAGAATCGCTGTTTCTTTTTCTCTACCAATTATTGGTTCACTCATACAATTTACCGCGGCGTATGTTAGCATTATATACCGCGGTTATAAGATGATCAACTTTATTTTACCGCGGCGTATGTTAGCATTATATACCGTGGTTAAGAGTAGGCTACCATCAAATGCCCGATTTTGCTCGACTTTTCGCTACCTGCATCATCAAGTCTTCCGGTGTACTTTGCGGTATTGTACTCAAAATCTCTGTCTTCTTTGTTCTCTCTGCTAGTATCGACATTAATATTTCTTGGGCTTGTTTTGCATTTACATCCTGCTCAATAAATTCTCCTATCTTTTCTGGCATCTTTGATAAATTACATAATCGTATTACCTCTAATACTTCCTTGCGGCACCTCTCATAACCTATTCGTTTTGATTCTTCCATTAACTCATCAGCATCGATGGTGTGGCCCTTATAGTTAAATTCAGCTTTACTCATATTGTTTCTCCTATCTATAAATTCAGAATATGTTATTACTTCATCAGCAAGTCCAATCTCTATTGCTTTCTCACCAAAATATAGCCCTGCTTCCGTTGATTTGATTGTTTCCGTGGAAAGATTCCTATTTCTTGCTACAAGCTCGACAAACATCTCATACAGGCGGCCTACTTCCTCTTGTAAGCTTTCCAGACTTTCAGACGTTATTGGCTCATGCGGGTTTAAATCGTTTTTTCGACTTCCAGCAAAAACAGTTGTATATTTTATCCCTTGCTTTTCATCAAATCCACTTTGATCAATGTGACTTGCTATTACTCCTATGCTTCCAACTCCTGAAGTTCTCGTTACCAATACTTTTTCAGCACTTGACGCTATTGCATACGCCGCAGAATACGCATCATCATTTGCTATTGCTACGATCTTTTTTAATCCCCTTGCTTCGTAAATAAAGTCAGAAAGATCGAATAAACTGTTTACTTCTCCTCCGGGGCTGTCTATGTCCAAAATTATTGTTTCTACTTCTTCATCTATTAAAGCTTCTTCTATCTCTTCACGTATCTTCTCATACGATGTCATCCCCAACACATCATCAAAAGCCTCTGACTTCTTCGTCAAGATTCCATGTATTGGTATTACTTTTATTCCCCTTTCACTATTTCTTACTGCATGTTTTATATTTTTAAACGTTGGATGCTTCTCTGCATGTAATGACAATAAATCAAAGCTTCTTTGCTCTATCATCATCGGTTTATTGAGCCAGCTCACTTATATTATTTCCGTATTAGAATCAAAACTACTGACGTCCGAGTCAAAACTTAAACCCAATTCACTAGCACGCCTTTGATCTTCAGCAATTTCTTGGTCGATTTCTTCTATATCGTAACCTAGCTCTGATACTACTTCTGACCTGCTTTTAAACCCATTCCTTACCGCCATTTGCTGTGCTTGCTGGTCTTTTAGCGGATCTACGTAAGCACACCCTTGCGGTATCCATTTTACCTCTTTTGCTGTTTCTTTTGCCCAATTTTCACCTATGTCCAGTTCTCCAGATAGTATTGCTAATTCTAGCCACCTATCCCATACTGGACGGCAAAGCTGAAATACTACCACGTTATGCTGTAACATCGCGCACTTCCTACGAAACTCTATTAACCCAGCTCTTATTGATGAATAATTGACACCACTTAGATCTCCTGTTAGCTGCTCGTAAGTTATCCCTGTGCCTACTGCTATTGCCCTAAGCTGCTGTTTCATGAATGCTTCATAACTTCCCCCAACGTCTGATGGTTCCGAGAACTTAATATCTTCTCCGGGATCAAGTAATTGCATAGTCCCAGGTTCTAAGCCAGACAGCACTACTCCATGTTCATTACTCTCTCCTTCTCCCATGATGTTCGCTTCAGGATCAAGTCTGGTAATAAATCCCGCAAACATCGCTGCTGTCTTCTTTCTTACCAGCTCCGCATCATCGTATTGATCAAGTTCATAGAGCTTTAACAGTACACTGGACAACCATGGTACTCCTCGAATCTGCCCAGGTCTTAGTGGTCTATAGATATGTAAAACATCATTTGCTGGTACTCTCACTGACTCTCCAAATGATCCTTCACCCGGATGTTCTCTAAATAGGTAGTATGCTTCCCTCTGCCCAAGTCTATTGAACTCAATGCCGTTTCTAATTACATTACCGTTGGCAAGGGTTTGATTGCTCTTATTATCTAAATGCTCTGATTCAAGTACTTGCAGTTGCAACGGCACACAAAGTCCATCTTCTCGTTTTCTTGTTCGGAGTCTTACAAAACATTCTCCTCCTTCTATCATGCTTCTACATACTAGAGTTTGTAATCCATAAAAATCACTTACTCCGCTACTGTCTGCTTCATCTGTCCATCTCAGCCATAATTCTTGCACTTTTTTCCGAAATTCTGCATCTTTCGCCTTTGACTGCGGTTTTATTCCTGTCCCAACGCAATTACTCACTATCGTATCGATGATGTTTGCTGCATAGGAGTTCTTTCTTACCATGTCACGTGATCGACTTCTTAAAGTTTCAAGACTATGCGAGAGTAAGCTATTTATACTTCCTGTCTCTGGTTGAAAGTGCAATAATCTCCTTCCTGAGCCTGACGCATCCCATGCTGAACTTTTTGGTTTTGTTGGTTTCCGAAATAATTGTTTGAATGATTTCAATAACATCATGATATCCAAAAATCTTTTAATTCTTCTAATGTTCCGTTGAATTTGTTCCTATCGCATGGTCCTATGCCTTCTACTGAATTTGGTTTAGGACCTGTTTTACCATCGGTATACTGCCATAAAGTCCATTTTTTCCATCCTATTGGTAATGTTGGCTCTGCTCCCCATTTTGATAACCATAGTGGGCATTCAGTTAAAATCGGCGTTGCAAAATCTTTCAGAAAATAAGGACTGCCATAAATTAATGGTAAACGTCCCGTTACTACATAAACTCGATTAACAAAGTCTTCAGCTTGTTTTGCTGTTATGCTTTTTCCACCTTTGTTTTCCTCAATGTCGAGGGCTAGCAATACATCCGAACTATCACCTATTGTTTCGAGAAAATGATCAGCTTGGTCTTTGCCGTTTTCTCCTACTCCAAAATGGTATGCTCCCCAGAGAATTTCTTCTTCCTCAGCGGTTTTTCTCCTTTTTGCATATTCAGGATCTACGTACTCTACCCCCTGGGTGGCTTTGTGAATTACGCCTAATATCCCATCTTCTTTTGCTAATTTAAAATCTATGTTCCTATCCCAATGCGAGAGGTCTACTATTGCATTTATAAACTTTCCTGATGCCATATTACCTGTGGCTATAATATACTTTAAATGCTCTAAAAAGTCCGGATACTCATTTTCCACCATATAACTTCTCATATAACTCCTTTACTAGTTGCAATAACAATCTTTCTCTTCGGCTTCACACCTGCGACTTTCAATTCAGATTTAATGCGTTGTCTTAAGCTCAAGAGGTCATTTATCTGCACTTCTCCGTACCTAACCACGTGATCGCCATATGCAATCGACACTACGCGTTTCCCGCTCTGTAGCTTCTTTATCGCTTCTTCTACTTGTGCTAAGTATTCTTCACTGTACATTTTTCTCGCTTAGCCACTTGCTCTTTCTCACTCTTTTTGACTTTTTAGCCTTTTCACCTGCTAAACTCTCCCATTTACTCTCTGGCCATCTATCTATTCCCAGTGCTATTGATGCTGCTCTTGCGTAAACTCTGCAATCTAGTACTTCATTTCGGTCTCTTATCTTTTGCCACTCTTGTTTGGTATATCCTTTTACTACTTTGGTAATTAGTTGCTCTGCGGTTAGCTGCTTAAAATATTCAGGTGCATACTCTGGAAAATGACAATACCCCGGCGCCCCTTCTGTTAAAACATTAAGTAATTGGAAAAGCTCGGACTTTAATATCGATACCCCGACTGGCCACAGCTTCATTCCTCTCTTTAGCTTTTGTCCGCTAACTGTTACATCTACTCTACTTGGGCTGCTAAGTGGCACTAGCGCTTTGTTTGCCCCTTTTACTGCCATTACTCTTCCAGAGCCTTGGTGACCTCTTACCCAGTTGTATACTTCTTGTGTTGCATACCCAGCATCTACCGCCATCATGCTTATCATGTATTCAAGACCATTTTCACCGATAAAATGATGATTCAAAAGCTCTGACAGTTTTTCCCATACTTCTCCACTGCCAGTATCACCTTCTAATACCTGGTAGTCTATTGACCAATTTTCTCGGTTTCTTCCCCACGCTACCACTTCTACTTCTAAACGATCTTTTTGTACATCAACCCCTGCCGTCAATACTATTTTTCCACTTTTTGGCACCATGCCTATCGGATAAGATTCTCTTCGGTTAAATAGTTGCTTCCAGTCTGGTACTTCTCCTTTATCTACCCAGGTTTCTCCGAGTGTTGTATTTATCCAAACTTTCAGTAATTGTTCATTTTCCTTTGCATGCAGATAATCTTCTACTGCTTGTTTCCAGCTATACCAGCCAACTGGGCTATACAAGCTTGAAAGGTGGAATCCTTTTTTTTCACCTTTTATTGGATTAGTAGGCCTCCATTCACCTCTAGCTAACATCTCTGTTTTTTGATGATTTTTTATTTCTCCCCTACACTCTATGCAAACGTAGTGGGCTGTTGAGGGATCTTTATCTTTCCACTTTATCTGTGGCCATTTCAGCACCTGATAGTGATCACAATGTGGACAAGGTACAAAAAAGTATCGTTTGTCTGAACTCTCAAATTCCTTCTCTATTCTGCTTATTCCGTGAACCGTTGGTGTTGAAACTAAAAAGATTTTTCGCCGCGTAAATGTATTAGTTCGCGCGATACTGAGAAGAACTGGATCCCCTTCTCCTCCTGAATCTCCTGGATATGCATCTACTTCATCTAAAAAAAGATATTTTACCGGCATAGAGCGCAGACCCACTGGACTGTTGGCACCTGTTACTACTACCGTTCCTCCCGGAAATTCCTTACTTTGTACAGTGTTGCCTGAATCTCTCGACCTTGGATCTTTTATTTTACTCCTTAAACATGGCGTATCTTCAATGAGCGGCGCAAATCTTCCCTTTGACCAACGCTTGCCCATTTCTACTGTTGGCTGTACTACCAGCATTGGCCCTGGTGTTTGGTCGATTATATATCCTATCCAGTTATTCCCAGCTTCTGTTCCGCCTATCTGCGCTCCTTTCATGAATACCACTTTTTCAGCCGGTGAAGACGAAGATAGTGAATCCATTATTTCTCTGAGGTATGGCGTTCTCTCTGTCCTCCATTTTCCTGGTTCTGATGATGCTATCGTCGAAAGCTGACGGTTCTTATCTGCCCACTCTGATACTTTGAGCAGTGGATCTGGCTTTAACCCTGTATAAAAGCTACTGCTATATATCAT